AGGCACTGGCGTTGGCTTGGTGGATGGTGGTGCCCAGAGCTTCTACCGCATCACGCTCAATGGCGTTTCTGGCACGCTGGAGGCCATGGGCAACGGCTTTGCTGTGAAGGTCGGCGGCACCATGACGCCCCGCTCGATTGCAACATCTGGCGCAGGCGTAGCGGTCACCAACGGAGACGGCCAATCTGGCAACCCAACGATTGCTTTGAGCGGCACGGTGGCTTCGCTTGCCAATAACGGCGGTACGGGCTTCTTGGCACTTCCCGGCAATGGAACGGTCTCTGGCCGCACCTTGACTGGAACTGCGAACCAGATCGGCATCACCAACCCTGACGGGATTGCTGGAAGCCCTGTTTTCAGCATTGCAGACAATCCAGTGCTTCCGGGTGACGGTGGTGTGGTTATGCCTCTTGGAAATACGGCGGCACGCCCCGCTGCCCCAACAAACGGCACCCTACGCTACAACAACCAGACTGGAACCTTTGAGGGCTACGCAAACAATAATTGGGGTTCAATTACCACGGGCACTGGCGTCACCTCTGTGGCTACAGGAACTGGCCTGACTGGTGGGCCAATTACCTCCACGGGTACGATCTCAATTGCAAACACGGCTGTGACCGCTGGCAGCTACACCTCTGCCAACATCACGGTAAACGCTCAGGGCCAGATTACTGCGGCAGCAAATGGTGCGGCTGGCGGTGTGACAAGTTTTACTGCTGGCACAACAGGCTTCACACCTTCTACGGCCAGCACTGGTGCGATTACCCTTGCAGGCACTTTGAATGTTGCGAACGGCGGCACTGGCGCAACCACGCTGACTGGCTATTTGTTTGGCAACGGCACAAGCGCAGTCACGGCGGTAGCCACAATTCCTAATGCGGGATTGACGAACAGCTCTGTCACTGTTGGCACAACAGCAATTGCCTTGGGCGCTTCAAGCCTTACCCTCGGCGGGTTGACTTCTGTTGCGGTAACACAAGACCCAACATCTGCGTTGCAATTGGCAACCAAACAGTATGTTGATGCGGTGGCCGAAGGTCTGCATGTTCACGCTTCTTGCGCTGCGGCCACTACGGGAACTCTTGCCTCAATTACTGGCGGCACAGTGACCTACAACAACGGCACGGCTGGCGTTGGGGCAACGCTGACTTTGTCGGTGGCTTTGACTGCTTTGGACGGCTACACGCTGCTCAATGGCGACCGTGTGCTTGTCAAGAATGAGGCTACGCAGGCCAACAACGGCATTTATACATGGGCAACGGGTGGGACAGTTCTTACTCGTGCGACTGACTTTGATACCGCTGCCGAGATGGCAAGCGGTGACTTCACATTTGTCTCAAACGGCACTCTGTATGGAAGCACGGGATGGGTGCAAACTGACCCTGTGACGGTCGTTGGAACAAGTCCTGTGACATGGATTCAGTTCTCTGGTTCGGGAGCGTATACGGCAGGCACAGGCTTAACGCTTGTAGGCACGCAGTTCAGCATCACCAACACTGCGGTGACTGCTGGTGCATACGGTTCGGCGTCTTCTGTTCCGACCTACACAGTCAACGCGCAAGGTCAACTGACCGCCGCATCGAATACCGCGATTGCCATCGCCAACACTCAGGTCAGCGGACTTGGGACGATGTCAACCCAGAACGCCAACTCTGTTGCCATAACTGGTGGAGCAATTGACGGCACGACTGTGGGATCTACGACTGCGGCAGCGCTTCGTGGCACAACCGTAACGGCCACCAGCGACTTTTCTGGACCCGGCACCAACCTGACTGGCACAGCCGCAGGCCTGTCGATTGGCGGAACCGCTGCAACGGCCACCAACGCAACGAATGTGGCGACCACAGCGACCGGCACGGACGCCAACTTCTTCATTCCCTTCGTGGCTGCGTCCACAACAGGCAATCAAGCACTTGGAATTGACGCTGGCATTACTTACAATCCATCAACCAATGCGCTAACCGCAAGTATCAACGGAGGGACGTTTTAATGTCACAAGCAGGCTTTACACCCATTCAGCTCTACCGCACCACCACTGCGGCGGCGGTTCCGGTCAACACCAATTTGTCTGATGGCGAACTTGCCATCAATACGACTGACGAGAAGCTGTACTTTAAAAACGCTGCTGGCACGGTCAAGCTGTTGGCGTCGACCGCTGGTGCAGCAGGTGATGTTGCAGGCCCAGCATCGGCCACAGATGGAAACTTGGCGGCTTTTGATGGCACCACGGGCAAGCTGATCAAGCAAGCCGCTACGGTCACCGTTGGTCAAGGCGGAACAGGCGCATCAACTTTGGCCTCTGGCGGATACCTTAAAGGTGCTGGAACTTCTGCAATCACCTCGCAAACTGGTATTCCTGCTGGCGACATTACATCAGGGACTCTGGGAGTGGATCGTGGCGGCACAGGGATTGCAACGACCACTGCGTACAGCGTGGTTTTCTCAGGCACTACGGCTACTGGGGCGTTTCAAGCAGCGGCTGGTCCCGGTTCGGCAGGCCAGATCCTGACAAGCAATGGTGCAGGTGCGCTACCTACGTTTCAAACCCCTGCGGCTTCTGGTGCTACCAAGGGCCAAGCAATCGCTTTTTCAATCGTATTCGGTCTGTAAGGAACCATCATGGCAACAAGTCCAGCAAACATAGTTAATGTTACAGCCATTCTTGGCACGACAACTTATTTGACGCCAACAGGTACAACTGCTGTTGTTCTGTTGAATAACACCGCAACATCAACATTGCTCTATAAGATCAATCAGATTGTTTGCGCAAACGTCAACGGCTCCAGCGCCGTCAACGCGACTGTGTCGATCTACAGTAACGGTGCTGTGGCTCAAGGCTCTGCTCCTAGCGGTGGTACGGCTTTTCCGATCATCTCTACGGTCTCTGTGCCTGCCAGCGCATCTGTCATTGCTGTGGACAAGACAACAGCGGTGTATTTGATGGAAGGTCAGTCCATTGTGGTGACATCAGGTACTGCCAGCGGCATCACATACACCATCAGCTACGAATCCATCCAAAGCTGATAGGGGTAGCCCGTGAGCATCCGACAACACAATCTAGGCAGCATCGTCAAGCCGGGGTTTAATCCGCTCGGGGCGCAGACGAGCGTGACTACATACCAGCCTTATTTGTATAGTTGGGGATTAAATGATTCAGGGCAATTAGGTTTGTCGGATACAACCAATCGCTCCTCTCCCAATCAAGTTGGCTCTCTTACCAACTGGCTTAATATTTCAACGGGTTATAGCTCTAGTTTGGCAACTAAAACCGATGGTACTTTGTGGTCGTGGGGTAAAAATAATTTTGGACAATTAGCGTTAGGCAATACAACAAATTACTCATCTCCAAAACAAGTTGGTGCATTAACTAGTTGGTTAAATGTGTCTGTGGCAAGGGATGCTTGTTTGGCTACAAAAACAGATGGAACTCTTTGGTCTTGGGGCTATAACTCTAACGGCCAACTTGGATTAAGCAATTACACAAACTACTCATCTCCAAAACAAGTTGGTACGCTAACAAATTGGTCAAAAATAGTTTCTTCAAATAGTTTTTCGGTAGCCACTAAAACAGATGGTACTTTATGGGCTTGGGGCCAAAATTCTTCTGGGCAACTTGGTATAAACAACACCACGGATCAAAATAGTCCAAGGCAAGTTGGATCATTAACCACATGGTTAAATATAGGCGCTGCACAAGGAAGTACTTTTGCCGTCAAAACAGATGGAACAATATGGTCTTGGGGGGCTGGTAATATTGGTGTTTTGGGACTGGGTAATACAACCTACTATTCTTCTCCAAAACAAATTGGCGCTTTAACTACTTGGTCAAATGTTACTGCGGGTAGTATATTTGCAGCCGCCATTAAAACAGATGGTAGTTTGTGGGCTTGGGGCAATAACAGTAGTGGTCAATTAGGTCAAAACAATACTACAGATCGTTCAAGCCCAGTACAAGTTGGTTCTTTGCTTATTTGGAGTAGCGTAACCTGTAATAGTAATGGGGTTCTTTCTATTACAACTGCTGGTGCGCTTTGGTCTTGGGGAAAAAATGATACGGGACAACTTGGTCTAGGAAACACTACATACATTTCATCTCCAATGCAAGTGGGATCTTTGACCACATGGTTAAAAGTGGCTGGTGGTCGTAACACCACCATCGCCCTACTTTACTAAGAACATATGCCATCAACAACAACAGTATCAGGCGTCCAGTACTCAGGCATCTGGACAATGCAACAGGTGAATGCCGCTGTAGCTGCGAATACTTGGCCTGTGCCGCCAAATCCCCCAATAGCAGCAGGTTTAGCAAGTTGGGGTTTAAATAACGTTGGTCAATTAGGCCTTGGAAATACTTCAAACCGTTCGTCACCTTCTCAAGTTGGTTCTTTAGTAGATTGGTTTAATATTTCGTCAGGTTCAAGTCATAGTATTTCTACTAAAACAGACGGAACCTTATGGACTTGGGGGCGAGGAGGTCAAGGACAGTTAGGTTTAGGCAACACAACCAATTACTCATCACCTAAACAAGTTGGAGCATTGACTGGTTGGTTGACTGTAGCTGGTGGTCTTTATCACAGCATATCCGTAAAAACTGACGGTACTCTTTGGACTTGGGGGCAGAACGGCTCAGGACAACTGGGTTTAGGTGATACAACTGGTAGATCATCTCCAGTGCAAGTTGGCGCTGGGACAACGTGGTCAAAAATTGCTGGTGGTGATGAATCAACTGCTGCAATTAAAACGGACGGTACGCTTTGGACTTGGGGTAAAAATTCTGAAGGACAGTTAGGTCTTGGCAATACAGTTAACCGATCATCTCCAGTGCAAGTTGGGGCTTTGACTAATTGGTCAGTTGTTGCAATGGGTAAATATTTTACAGTTAGCGTAAAAACTGACGGAACTATTTGGTCTTGGGGATACCCAATTGTTGGGCAGCTTGGCTTGGGTAACACAACTTATTATTCTTCGCCCAAACAAATTGGTGCGCTAACAAACTGGTTGACAATATCTTGTGGGGCTTATCACACCACCTCAATTAAAACTGACGGTACGCTTTGGTCGTGGGGGTTTAATAACACTGGGCAGTTAGGTGATGGCACTAATGTTGCCAAATCTTCACCCGTCCAAATTGGCTCACTAACAACTTGGTATAAATTAGGCAATGGATTTAATTTTAGTATGTCTTTAAAAACTGATGGAACTTTTTGGTCATGGGGAGGTAACGCTCAAGGTCAATTAGGATTGAGCAATTTAACCGTGTATTCTTCTCCTAAACAAATTGGCACAGTGACCACATGGTCTAAACTATCATCAGGCGGCAATGCTAATGTGCTTGCTATTTTAACGTAACCACATGAATAAAACCCTCCACTTCCTCTCTGGCATCCCTCGCTCTGGCTCTACGGTGCTGGCGGCTATCCTCAACCAGAACCCAATGACCCACGTTTCAACAACGTCTGGTCTGGTTCATGCTCTGGATGGCTTGGCAAATACTTGGCACTCGGCTGGCTTGCTGAACGAGAACGACCCTGAGCGCACGAAGCTGGCTCAGACGATGCGTGGTGCTATTGATGCGTTCTACGAGGATACAGCGGCTCCTGTCATCATTGACAAGTCCCGTGGTTGGCCTATCGCGCAGATCATGGCGGCTATGTCCCAAGTGCTCGGCCACCAGCCTAAGATCATCGCTACGGTGCGCTCAGTGCCAGATTGCGCTGCCAGCTTCATCCGTGTGGCAAAGCCTGAGAACCTTGACGAGTTCATGTACTCTGGTCAGTTGATGGATCACCTCAAAGCCGCTTACATCTCGCTCCAGAACGGCTACAACTTTGCCCCTGAGAACTTCCTGTTTGTTGAGTACGAAGACCTGTTGGCTGACCCCAAAGCGCAACTGGCCCGTATCCATGAGTTCTTGGGACTGCCAGACTTCTCCTACGACTTTGACAACATTGACGGCTCTACAGTGGCTGAAGATGATGAGAACCTGCACGGCCACGCAGGTATGCACGATGTCAAGCCCAAGCTGGAAGCGCAGCACAAGCAAGACCCCAAAGACCTGCTGAAGTCCCACTACTCATCGTTCTGCCAGCCTGAGTTCTGGCTTGACAAGCCCCGCACAGTTCCTGAGTTGCATGACCTTGATTTGCAACTTGCGGCATCCACAATGGGTGACTTTACCGAAGGCTGGCGTTTGGCCCAAAAGCTGGAGGCAGAAGAGCCATCAAACCACCGCGCCGCCTACAACCGTGGCTGGTACTACCTGCGCCAAGGCCAGATCCAAAAGGGCTACCAGTTGATGGACAGGGGCCGTGTGGCTGGCGTGTTCGGCAACAAGCGTCCCGATGTGCCCACACAGCAGTGGGACGGTAAGAGCAAGGGCATCGTCCTGCTCAACCTTGAAGGCGGTCTGGGCGACCAGATCCACCAAGTGCGCTACGCCAAGTACATCGCGGCCAAGGGTTGCAAGGTCATCGTGGCTTGCACTGGCTCACTCGCATCGCTGTTTGTTGATGTCGAGGGCGTGTCCTCAGTCATCCAGCACGAGGCTATGTTCGGTGTTTACCATGACTTCTGGGTTGCTGGCATGTCTGCCATCGTCCATCTGGGCTTTGAGGTGCAGGACATCTCTGGCGCTCCGTACATCACCAAGCCGATCACCATCAAGGGCCGCAAGAAGCGTATTGGCCTGCGCTGGCAAGGCTCGACCCAGTTTGAGCATGAGCACCACAAGGCCTTCCCATACGAGTTGATGTTCTCCGCTGTCAAGGACGCAGATGCTGAGTTCATCAGCCTGCAACGGGACGCAGGCGTTGAGGCTGCTCCTGCATGGGTCAAGCAGGTCAAGCTGGACACATGGGAAGACACCCGTCAGGCCGTAGCAAGCTGCGACTTGGTTATCTCGTCATGCACCTCTGTGAGCCACCTAGCAGCCGCTATGGGCGTTGAAACGTGGACGGTGACCCCAATCATGCCCTACTTCCTCTACGCGCTTGCAGGCGAGACTACGCCCTACTACAGCAACATGAAGCTGATGCGCCAAAGAGTGTTTGGTGACTGGCAAGCTCCGTTCGACCAGATCAAAGACCGCTTGGGCGAAAAGCCTGCGCTGAGGAGCGTTGCATGAGCTTCAGATACATTGCAGGATTGCTAGGCAAAGCACCTGTTGTCGTTGGCCCCGTTAACGGCGAGGGCGGCTCTGCGCCGGGTATTTGGACTAGACCTGATCAAGCTAATCTGCAAGCACAAGGGCTGTGGCCTAAACCAATTTTACCCAAGTACCTATATGCTTGGGGTCAAAACAGTGACGGTCAATTAGGTTTAGGTGACACAACGCAAAGAAATTCACCCAACCAAGTAGGTGGAACGTCAGATTGGGCTAGTAGTGCTGGCGGTCAGAATTTCATGGTCGCAATTAAAAATAATGGGACAATTTGGTCTTGCGGTAATAACACCTACGGTCAATTGGGCCTTGGAAATACTACTGCATATTCTACATTGCAACAAATAGGCGCACTTACTTCTTGGTCAAAAGTTGCTTGTGGCACTCAACATGCACTAGCAGTTAAAACAGACGGAACTCTTTGGGCGTGGGGACTTAATGGCGTTGGGCAACTAGGTCAAGGAAACATAACCTACAGATCATCTCCAGTACAGATTGGCGCGTTGACTACTTGGTCGCAGGTTTCCTCATCGGGGTCTAGCACCTCATCAATGGCAATTAAAACAGATGGTACTTTGTGGGTTTGGGGAAATAATGGTAATGGTCAGTTGGGTATTGGAAATACTACAAACTACTCTTCACCCAAGCAAGTGGGTGCATTGACTACTTGGTCAAAAATTTCTGCTAGTGGAGGATTTACTGGGGGCGTATTAACTAGCGGGGCTTTATTTACTTGGGGGAACAATGCAACTGGTCAACTAGGCCTTGGTAACACTACCAGTTATTCATCACCAAAACAAGTTGGCTCTCTTACCACATGGTTAAATGTTGCTTGTGGAAGCTACTCAACAATGGCGTCTACATCGACGGGTGAGTTATATTCTTGGGGTCAAAACAGTAGTGGTCAACTAGGCCTTGGCAACACTACGGGCTATTCGTCACCAAAACAAATTGGCTCTTTGACTACTTGGAGCAAAATTGCAAATGGTCGATTTAATGGTTTAGCTATTAAAACAGATGGTACGCTGTGGACATGGGGAAATGGAAGTAATGGTACTTTGGGGTTGGGCAACACTACCAGTTACTCATCTCCAAAACAAATTGGTTCTTTGACTACTTGGCTTACTGTTTCTGCCTCGTACAGATTTGTATCAGCTTTATCTTTGTAAACTCTTTTAATAAAGGAAATTATCGTGGCACTTTATGTTCGCATTCAAAACAACGCAGTAACAGACTGCTGGGACACCCCACCACCAGCGGGTCAAGACGGTTGGAAGTCAGCCGTTGAAGTCCGTCCAGCTATCACAGCGCACCGTCAAGGCTACACAGCCCACACGTTTGACCTGACCACTGATCCAGTGCAGATTGTGTACGGCACCTACGACATCCCAGTTGCAGACCGCAAGGCTGGTATGGTTGCCAACGCCTCGTTTGCCTTCCAGCAAGTTGTTCAAGAGCAGATGCGCAATCCATCAACCTACGACCCTGCTGCCGTTGCTGCTGCACAAGCCGCCATCGCTCCAAAAGTTGCCGCTATCGAAGCTGCTACCACTCACGATCAACTTGATGCGCTGATGTAATGAAAAAAATCTTAATCATGGGCCTGCCCGGTTCGGGCAAAACTTTTCTAGCTACGGCGCTGAAGAAGTACCTTGAAGAAAACTCCAATGTCAACACCATGCCGCTAGAGCGAATGTTGCATTTGGAGTTGCCACCAATTTCATACACCAGCAAAGTAGACTGGTTCAACGCAGATGAAATCCGCAAGCGCTTTAACGACTGGGACTTCTCCAAAGAAGGCCGTATTCGCCAGTCCTTACGGATGGCAGAGTTTGCTCTCAAATCCACTGGCGACTATGTGATCTGCGACTTTGTTGCTCCCCTTGTTGAGATGCGTAACAACTTTAAGGCCGACTGGACTGTGTGGATGGACACCATTGACCAAGGCCGGTTTGACGACACCAACAAAGCGTTTGTTCCACCAGAGCAGTATGACTTCAGGGTAACGGAGCAAGACGCCGAAAAATGGGCAGAGTTTATTGGTCGGCACATCCTTGACGAACGTCGTCGCCCAGTGTTTGATTGGAAGAAGGAAACCGTACAGATGTTAGGCCGCTGGCAACCGTGGCACAAAGGCCACCGTGCGCTGTTTGACAGGGCTATCGCCAAGACGGGCCAAGTGGTCATCCAGATCAGGGACTGCCAAGGCTGGAACGGCTCCAATCCTTTTGAAAAGACTCAAGTTGAACAGCTTATCAAGCGCGACCTAGACCCGTTGTACCAAGGGCAGTACGTTGTGCAGCTAGTGCCAAATGTGACAAACATCACCTACGGGCGCGATGTCGGCTACAAGATTGAGCAGGAATCGTTTGACGATGCTACTCACGCTATCTCTGCAACCAAGATAAGAAAAGAAATGGGTGTGTGATTGTCTTCACCAACGGTTGCTTTGACATCCTGCACAGGGGTCATGTAGAGTACCTAGAGCAGGCCAAACAGCTTGGGGACTGGCTGGTTGTTGGCTTAAACTCTGATGCCTCTGTACGCAGGTTAAAGGGGTCTGACAGGCCTTTTAACTGCGAAGAAGACCGATTGGCAGTCTTGTTTGCGCTGCGCTGTGTGGATGAGGTTCTGATCTTTGACGAGGATACCCCTCTCAAGTTGATCCAGACTATCAAGCCAGACATTGTGGTCAAGGGCGGCGACTACAAACCAGAAGATGTGGTGAGCAACGGGTTGCCAGTAGTGATCCTCCCCTTTATCGTCAACCACTCGACAACAAGGACTCTTCATGCGCTTAACGGGAACCGTACCTAAAGGATGGGGCAGTGAGACCATTTGGGCAACCAATGACCTGTACTGTGGCAAGCTACTGAACTTCAATGCTGGAGCCAAGTTCTCCATGCACTTTCACGCTGTCAAGGATGAGACTTGGCATGTGCAGAGCGGCAAGTTCATAGTCATCGTCATTGACACCAAGACCGCAGAACGGTCTGAGCATCCCTTAAACGTAGGCGATACGTGGCACAACCCTCCCATGCTGCCCCATCAACTCGTTTGCATTGAGGCTGGCAGCATCATTGAAGTTTCTACCCCAGACTCTGTGGTTGACAACTACCGAGTGGAAGCTGGAGACAGTCAATGCGCGTCCTAGTCATCGGTGATGCCTGCATAGACGAGTACCGCTACGGAGAAATCCAGCGGGTCAATCCCGAGTCGTCTGCACCCTTGCTGACCTTCACCCGCACCGAAGAGCGCATGGGCATGGCGTATAACGTGTTTGCCAACCTAAATTCTTTTGGGGTTGCTGTTGATCTGTGTGTGCCGTCCGAGATGTCCCGCAAGATCAGGTACGTGGATCTACGTACTCAAGATCACCTGCTTCGGGTAGACCACGATGTGGAGCCAGACCCTTACACGCTTGACGCTACCTACGACTATGACGCCATCGTGATCTCAGACTACAACAAGGGCTTCATTACAGATGAGGTCATTCACGCTATCAGGGCGGCGTTTCAAGGGCCGATCTACATGGACACCAAGAAGCCAAATCTGGGCGACTTTGCCAACATCTA